TGATACTCATGTATGTAAAATTGTTTTGCTCCTACTGCATCATCAGGAGGTGATATAGCAGCACCAGTATGAACTACTAGATCTGCTGCATTTGATTCATCAACTGATATATCATAGAAGATTACATCTTCTGTTTCACGAAACACTCGGTGTTTCTTAAACTGAATGTCACTCATACTTTTAATTGTGCAAATTTGTCAGTTAGACTCTCTGTTTTTGATGGTTTTATTATTTCTTGGACTTGATTAGCATCAACAATATCCTTTTGTGCTGATTGTTCTACATCATATAGTTTCATTTTAGCACGATCAATCCCTACAACGAACCTTTTGTTAACAGTAGGATCATTGTATCTATTCTTGAGTTGCTTGACCATTATTTGATTGATCTCTTCCAACTCTTCAGTAGATATAAGAGCGAACATAAGATCAGCAGTTGCAGGAAGACCAAAGGATTCACTTGTATCAGTAAGATCGACGTCACTACTACCATAGCCAGAACGAGTCGTCTGAGTAGCGGAGACGATAGGTACATTAGTCTCAACCGCAAGCCCACGGAGCTCTTCAGCAATCGCTTTAATATAGGAATACGAATTAACATTACCTAGTTTAGAGTATCGGGATGATGCACAAATATTTAGATAGTCTATGTATATTATATCAGGTCTGAATGATTTTTTCAATGCCAGATCATTTAGTAATGCTCTAAAATGACCTACGTGTGCTGATGCTGTAGGGTATTCTTTAATAACTAACTTACCTTGTGTCTTCTGAGCAATCCTTCTTACCTTGTTTTCAAACATCATCTTAGGTAACTCAGTAATGTTCTGTATATCACACTCCAATAAGTTAGAATCTATCCTTTCAGCGATCTTTTCCTCTGCCATCTCAAGGGTAATATATAAAACATTCTTACCTTGTAGCAAAACAGAAGAGGCAGAGTGACACATAAACAAAGACTTACCCACACCAGTGCCCGCAAGAGCAACATTGAGAGTCTTATTAGGAAGACCACCTTTCGTAATCTTGTTAAAGAACTCCAGATCGAAAGGAATTTTCTCTTCCTTCTGATGGTAGAAATTGTATCGCTCCTCGTAGTCTTCAAGGTAATCGTGACCTATATGATTGTCAAATGATACTGCTAATGCGTCTGACAATATAGTTGGTATAGCACCTGTTGCTCTCTGCTCGTCATTACCCTCAGCAATCTTGATTGATGACATCAATGCAAGGTATAATGCACGTTCTTTACACCATTTTTCAGTTGTATCTAATATCCATTCGTAGTCGGATCTTTCTTCGTCAATATCAGCAATTCTTTTTATAATATCTTTATGTTGGTCATCAGAAATACCAGTTATTTGACCAACTTCTATCTGCAATGCTTCTTTCGTAGGAAGAGCATCGTATTCTGTAAAGTATTTATGGATAATAGTAAACAAATGCTTGCCACTAGACTCTGCAAAATACTCTGACTTAATAAAAGGTAGTGCCTTACGCACATATTCTTCATCAAGCATTAAATTTTTTATAACTAGACTTTCTACTTCGTTCATATCCTCTCCTGTAATTGAATTAACAACGTCAATGTCAATCTTTGCTTCTCAATATTGGGTGTTGCATACTCTAAGTAAGATGGATGCACAATGACATCACCTTCATTTACATAGAGACTAACAGCACTACCCCACTCATCTAAACTAGGATTAAATAATTGCAAAAGTGTTCTCGCAGGATGATAAAATACATCTGCGTCATTACCACTTATGTAGTGGGTTGCAGTATAATGACTTGGCAGTGTATTGCATCTGTCTATTGTATCACCTTTTTCTAATGCTGACAATATTATATCAGTTATTATTGCAACATGTGACTCACCTAGTCCTAAATCGTCCAGTAATTTTTCGGTGACATCAGTATACTCAGTTGACAAGTTCGCAGGAAAGTCAGTGATGTGTAATCTGAATGGTGCTGTTATATTAAATTTCTCTTCTTCGTATTGCTCAAAGATCCACTTCTTTATTAGAGGATCATTTATATTATACTTACGAACTGGACATGAAAATATTTCATCTATCATGAACCATACCTAAATTCTTGACCCGCTGCCCAGTCAAGTTTCTCCATTATTTCTCCTGTGAAGTATTTGTCAGGATCCTTGAGAATAGCAGAAGGATAGACGCTAGAATTGCCAACAACAATACGGTTCCCTTTACGTTCAAAAACTCCATATTTCTCACCCAGTTCCAGTAGTCCGTAATACTTGTCAAGTCCTCTTGCATCAAAATATAATCTTGTGTCAACACTTGAATTCTCCTTTGTTAGACGAGACTTTGCTGCCTTAGCTTTGATAATATTTCCGATGACATCTTTACCGTCTTTCTCTTTCTTCTTCGAGAGATAAATGATGGTACTAGCAGCATACTTAAGACCGCTACCACCACCCATTTCTTTGGTTGGGACGTAAGCACCGACAACATCGTAGGTGTGATTTGTAACAAGTAGTGGGACATTTGCTTTACCTAGTTTTAGTGTAAGAATTCTGAAAATTGCTTTCACAACTTGTGCCCTAGTCATGTCACGAGTGTCTTTACCCTCTGCACTGTCTGCTAGTTCTTTAGATGTGGAAAGCATACCTAGAGAGTCTAACACAAACATCATTGGTTTGCGATCTTCTGTCTTCTGTTCAAGATATTTATCTAAAATTTGTATTGCTTGAGTTCTAAACTCTTGAACTGTAGTGACAGGAACAAGTATCATACGTTCTCCATCAATACCACGTTCATCAATCATCTCTTTTGTAACTGCTGCTTCACTCTCAAAGTAAACAACTCCTGCTTCTGGGTTGTCACGTAGATAACTTTGCACTACACCTAGACAAAAGAATGTTTTACCTGTGCCACTCTCTCCTGCTAGTGCAGTAATCTTATTACTAGGAACTCCTTTGTAGATAGATCCACTAACCAATGCGTTGAATATATACGATCCTGTATCAACGAAAGATTCAATGTCACCTACGCCACCTTCTGATAATAGTCCTGCGAATTCATTGTCAATCTCTTTAACAATGTTTTTCAAAAATGATGATGTCATGTAAATAAATGTTCAAGGGTTGGCACTCTTTCTGTATCCCAGTCTATCACATTAGCAATGATTTGTAAAGGGTCAAGAAAAGATTTTTTAAATTGGGTATCACGATCTATCTGTCCTGCAAGTTGCAATTCCTTTGGAAATGTATTGAGGAAAGATATAACGTTTTCAACTCCTATTTTGTTTGGTTTTCTAAGATGAATATATTTTATTTTTTCACCCTCGTTGACAAGTGGATACTTGTATTCGAGATTATTCTTTTTGATATGAAAATTATAAAGCAAAGTTCCACGAACATGTAAAGGGCATCCCTTTGAATACACGGTTGTCTTCGCTCTGTATTTGCGTAGTCCATTGACTGACCTCGGAAATGCGATATCTTCTGGTGGTAATGATTCAAATTTAGTTCTGAATCTATCTATGAAAGCAACTAGTTCATTTTCTGTGCCACTCATCATAATTTTAATAGCACCTTTAATTGCTTCTCTACATGGTGCAGGAGTTGATGACTTCACTGCTTCAATACCCATCATTTTTAGTTTGGGTTCTTTGTATCTAACACCCTCACTATCCCATACGTTGAGCATGTATCTTTTCTTTGCAGTCCAGATACCAGTAGAAGCGATATTCTCTCGCTTCATTATCATCTTCTGTTCGTATGCGTTTACATACTTGGCCAACGCTTCATAAGAACTCGAAATATACTTTTCAAATTCCACTTCACAGATCTTATTAAGGAACGAGACAACGCTTTGATCAGTTTTTTCTCTCCCCTTGTATACAGCATCGACCAAAGGACCCAGATTGAGGTAGATACTATCAGTGTCACTAGCAATAACATAATCTTGTTTCTCCGTTTTTAGAATTTTGTTTAGATACTTGTTCATCTCATGTTCTATCCATCGGATAGACACCTGACCAGATAACGTAATCGCTTCAGCATTAATTAAATTATAGTATCTAAAGTATTGATTTCCAATTGCACCATAAGCACTGTTCAATTGAATCTTACGTGCCATTTGAATATTATTATATTTACTTATGCTTTTTTCTAATTC